ATCTTTGATCGCTTTTGCAGCGGATTTAACCTGTCTGCCCAGTCTTGTTGTGACTACGGTGGTGTCATTCGCATTGGCGATTAAGCCTATATCGTCAGCGTCCCGTTTCAAATTCTCCAGATCTGTCCGTGTTATAACATTTGCCATTTATCCGCTCCTATTCTATTATTCCGTTTATATAATCTTTATCGTGTGAATAAAATCTATCGTCATAGTTGCTTGCTACAATCCCAACAGTAAAATCGTTATTTGGTGTCTTTTCAGTGATCATGTACGCTTTGGGCGCATTATCGGTATCTGAGGTGATCCAATATAGAGCCCTAGCATAGTTTTCGTTATCCAGAGATAGGGGGTATGAAGGCGCATGCTCTAACAGCACTTCGTATGGTGTATCTCCAGCCTCAACCCCTATGCTCTCAACTGATGCGTTATAGTGCTGAAGGAAGATGCGGTATTCTTTTCCATCCTCGAAAGTCACTTTCTGCGACAACGTGAGAGTAAGCCCGTCTTGGTTCATCACTTCGCCGTCCTGAATGTGAGGGCGGGTATTATCAGCGATTAATACCCTATCTGAGTAAATCAACAGGTCGGCCTCCTGTGTTGCGGTAAATGATACAGTACTGTGCCCGTAAAGGATCTTTTGATATTCTCTCCATGCCAGAAAGTGAGCCTGAATTTTATTGCGTACACCCACGGTTTCGACTACCTTAGGATTAAGGGCAGACTGATCCTCAGGAAGATAGTATTCGACAATAGAATCATCGGACGGATCAACGTAAGACACTGTTACTCCATCAAAGTTTTCGTAAGTTCCAAATATTAGATCCCGTTGTTCTTTTACCCTAGGGTCTTTGTTGCGGTGGTTAAATAACAAGACGCTTTCATCTGTTTCTTTCTCGAAATAGAGCCTTATTTTTCGTCCTCTTCGGTACGACTTGCAAAAAATAGCTTGACTAATAAGAGCCAGCGACTGTTCGGGTGAAAGGTCTGAGTTATCAAAGGTGTAACAAAATTCCGCTGCTTTCTCTGTCCCGAAATATTCTATAACTTCTTGAACGGTCTCATAAATATTCTGAAAATCAACATCATTGGATGTAATGCCTATTCTCCCGCCGATTTTAGGGTCAAGGCAAACAGCCATAAAGATATGATCAGCCCTGTTTGTCGGGAAAATGTCCATTGTAAATGTGCCTAATTCCGGCTGCCAGAGTTTTATCTTTCGTGTGACCAGCATGTTGAGTTTACGTTCTTTGATAGCAAGTGCTCCGGATGTGGCCGGGGTGCGGGAGTAAACAGTAGTCACATCACCGTAGTTGACCTCTGGGGGTTCTACGCACCCGTAAAGATCTCTAATCTTGATCTCGTCAGATACAGTACCGTCAAAACCAGAATCAGTATTGGTCAATCTATAAGCAGTAACCTTATAACGACCTTCTGTAATAGCCCCCGTGTTTAATGTCACTCCTTTGCTATCCTTCGATACGGAAGAACCTCTTAGGGTTTCAGTGTATGTAACCGCCAAACCAATCGGATTACCGCTGTTGTCAATTCTCTGAACTTCCAGAGCAACTTGAACATCGACTCTTTTCTGACCGTCCTGACCCTCTTTCCAGAGCCCTTGAAGGGCTACAAAATTCGCTTTTATCTCGGTGAGGTTGTTTCCGCTTAATATGAACTCTCCTTCACGTCTGTAACCGAGGATATAAAGATTGGCGCTGGTATAGGGGGTTTCAGTAATACTATCCCAATCGGGATTTAAGGAAGAAGGATTGTCCAATAAAATCCTATTGGGTGATACAGAATAAATATTGTACGAAGTTGAAGGCGTTATGAGCGGTCTAGATAGATCTAGGTCGTGAGGCAAATTATCTATAACCACGGGAGAAGAAGTATAATAACCCGTAAGGTCGTTATTCCATGCAGATCTGAACTTTACATTAAAAAACTTATAATCGGTCTCATAATAACTAGCAGCAATTAGTATTACAATACGCCAAACCCACACTCCGCTGGTAACCTCTATATGGTCAACATCCTCAACTGTATATATGCCAGAAATATCATATGTCGAAGAAAGAACACCTAAGGAATGCTGAACCTTTGTATTGTTAAGCCTTATGTACTCCAAATAGGACGCAGGAGGTGTTTCCCCGCTCCCTGTTGAAGGCATCTCTAATACGGCCACAGTAGGTTTCTGTACAATAATCGTTATATTCTTAGAGACTGACGAAGAACTCGATGACGTAAAAGCTCCGTTTATTCCTAAAGGGTCACCCGCTTTAAAGTAATCCTGAAAATTTATAGACGTGCTGTTTGTCTCTATTATATTTGGAGAAATAAAGCGGATATTGTTGTTGCCCCGCACGATGTAACCGTTTGGCGGTCTAAGCACCTGCCCGTTAACAGCGGTGGTTCTTGAAACATATTTAAGGGGCTCAGAGATAGCCTGACCGATTCGGACTTCGGGAGATCCGTTAAAGGTTAATGCTCCTTTCCACGTCCCGGAAGTGCCTCCGGTCGTTCCGTAAATTCGATTAAATGTTATAAACCAAGAAGCATCCCCGCCAAATCCCGCTAACCAGCCGGACGTTTCTATTTCCCAAGTGTTAGAAGGTGTATATTCCCCCCAATCGAAACTGCTTATAACTTCATCAGGGAAGGTATAATGCCCATAACCGTTAATGATACTGCCGGGCAAGTTGCCTCCACTAGAACCAACGCCATAAATCCTTAATGAAATTGCTTTATGACCGTCCGAATAAACAGTATATCGAACTAGGCAATTTTCGTATATTACATTTTGGGCAGGTCTTGTATTTTTCCCGTAGATCTCAACGCTCATACCGTCAATCTGGCTTACGGGTGTTGTGTCGTCTTTTATTTCGTCAAGGGGTATATCATAACTTCCTTGCCCGATACGCATTAAGGCATATTCAACTTCCTGATTATCTTCAAAAACGGTATATGGAACAGCTATCAGGTCGGGCGTACACCGTACAGTACCGAAAATATCATTAATCCTGCCGTTTATTCGCTCTCTGTTTACTCTTGCGGAGAGTTCGTTATTTGGGCTCTGGGCTCTTGTATTCCTTGCTGTAACGTTGGGTATTTTTGGCTTAAATATAAAGACAGTAGCTACGCTGAGAAACAGTAAGGCTGCGGAAACTATCGCCCATGTCGTTACTTCGCCCCGATATACGATAACCCAGAACCCGCCCTCTAGGCTTTCCATGTATTCTTCACTCGCTGCGTCATGTGGGGTAACATCATATTTTTTGCAAACAGCTTTATGGTATATTCTCGCCGTGTCAGGCATTTTATCATAAAGACTTTTAAGCAGATCCGTAATACTGTCGGTCTTATATTTCTTTACGTGCCTTTTCCCTAATGATGAATCCGAAACATAAACAGTCTTTAACATGAAAAAAACCTCACAGTTTTAAAGCCCACGCGCACCACCTCAACGGGCAGGTGGTAGACCCCGGACTCTATAATATGGAAAACCTTCTTGTTGATATAAATACCCACATGGGGAGCGACTCTGCGCCCCTGAAACAGCACAATAGATGTTTCGACAGGCTTCTCAGTCTCTTTGAATGTGCGACGCAATGACAAAGGAGCTTCTCTTTCTCCTATGGGGAACAGAAAGCCCTGCATTTCTGCTGTTATGTCACGTCCGGTAAGGTGCTTGTAAACGTCCACCACAAAATGAGCGCAGTTATAATTATTCTTGTGATATTTACGTGAAAAAAACGCATCAAGACCGATCATAAAAAGCCTCTTTGCCCGCTAAATCTGCTCATTGTAGATCTTTCGCCTGTGCCGTTAGAGTTCATCTCCGGTACGCTCGCTTCAAATGAGCACCCCTCGCTGGTAAATGCGATCTGCTTCATCTCAAGATTCCAAACATCGTCAAGAGCTTCCATAAGATCATCAGAACGATAAACCCTATATTTCACGGCAGGTTTAATGGATCTTCCTTCAGCGGCAATAACCGCATCTATTTCATTGGGGATAATCTCACCGAGATCTCCAAAGGTTATCCGTAGACCGAAATCAAGATTATCTCTTGTCTTCATCCTTTCTATGCTCATGGGTAAATATTGGAAAAATACATCTTGGCCTGTCTCTATTCTTGCTGTAATGCCTTCGCAATGGTTACGGACGACTCTATAAACCTGAGTAAAATTAGGATGCGAAATCTCAAGAGTTTCAAGCATAGCTACACTTGATTTGGAATTAAGGTAAAACTCGCTTAATCGACTCATCAAGCACCTAACGCATCTGGTAAATAGGTGTTCACAGTTACTTCTAACAGATTAATAATATTTAACGCCTGATCTCCAACAAGCCCATACATAAGCACAAGAGCTTCATCATAGTCGGAGTCTTCGGGTAACGGCTGAACATAAAGCTGTGCCGTAATAACCTGTGTGAAGCCCCTCATCGTGCCGATAGAAAATGAACCGGGGACAAGCTGAACTGTGTATTCTTTAATCTCGAAATCATCCATAATCAGGTCTATGGTGAAGGGGAGCGAACCGTGTTTAATAGTATTGCGGTAGAATGCCATAAAGTAGTTATAATCGCCTTTATCCACAAACCATGAGACATCAAGCACCTTCCATGCACCGATAACGTCTTGGCGTATTCTGGGTTTGCCGCCTTTGAGTACGGTTGCTATTGACTCCTCAGGCAAGCTAAAACCGTAATTGTCCTGCATCGGTCTAAGGTTCAGTTTCGCCATAGTATCACCCGTTCCTGTTCCACTCTGTTTTTGTATGCCGTGCCAGAGAAGTAGCTATCTCGCTGTTGGGGCGGCTTATCTGCTGTGACACAATCTTTGGTGTCTGTGTACGCACTTCATCACGGGCTATAATGCGTATTTCTTCGGCGCTCAACTGCTGAACCTCAAAAGCTTTATCAGTTCCGTAATTCTGGATATTCACATTGACTTTGGCACTTTCTCTGGTATTCACCATGTCAGCCGTGACAGATTTTCCTGCGTTGATTGATTCGAGCAAAGCCCTGTTTCTGGCCGTGGCATTAGCATTGACAACAAACTCTTGACCATGAACATAGTTCACCGCCTTGTCTCTTGGCAGGTTGCCAGTATATCCGCCAGTTGCAAGTCCGGGACCGAAGCCCGCCCCCGGAGTGCCTGTAATGCTATTTGCGC